CTGGTCGTAGCCGTGGCTGTCGTCCGCCGCTATCTCAAGTGCGCGGGCCACGGCGTTCTCAATGATTCCCATGGTGTTCCTCCTCATGTCACTGTCGTAAATCTTGAGAGCAGCCACCCTGTCGGGTCTACACTCTCCTGGGCATCTTCCGTCAGCAAACCGCTGTCGGTCTTATCGTTGTCAGGCATCACTCGTCACCTCCGTCCATCCATATACGCCGGGTTCCCATACGTTCCCGTCGAGATTAGATATCCAAGTCTTTCCGTTGTGCTTGACCTTGTCGCCCTTGGCGTAGGGGTTTGTGCTGCTCGGCTGCTCCCAATCGGGTATCACTCCCGGCGTGGGTATCAGTACCTTAGCCCAAAGCGACGGTGCATCCGTGGGTGTCCATGTGCTCTGCGATGTGTGAGCTTGCAGGCATTTATAAAGTACGCCGCCGTACGTTACTCTGTCGCCTGCGGCATAACTTATGCCATCGCCGCACCACGCAGGAAAAATGATAGGAACAGTCAGCGCCTGTTCATCCGTCAGCATCGCTCCCGCGCCGTTAATAGCCGCGCGGAGCTTCTGTGCATTACTGAGATAGCTCATGTGCTGCCCTCCTCTTCATCTTCATCGGTCACGCCCAATGCTGCGAGAGCGGCGCGCATGTCCTCAACTTCAGCAGAGCTACCACCCTGCTTGATCTCGGCGATACGGGTCAAACACCGTTCTGCTCTCTCTTCAATGGTCATGTCGTTACCTCCAACGCGTTTTCGATGGCGGTCAATGCCGCTTCATACTGCGCATTCTGCGCAGTTACATACGCCGCCTGCGCCGCATAAGCCTCGCCCAAGTCCTTCCATGGGGAAACCATCTCCCCGCGGAACATCTCGCCGTTGGGCTTTACCCACGTCTCGCCCGCCGGGACAAGGCGGAAGCTCTCTATCCACTCAGGGCACTTGCCGTCGAATTCATTCGTCTCTATTGCCCTGCGCCCCTCTGCTGCGGAGACGTAACATTTATAGTCGCTGTCTATGTAGATCGTCACGCTGTGTCCCTCCTCACTCAAGCCAGATGTTATAGACCTTTCCGGCAGAATATGATCCTACGATCTTGATGTACTCCGAGTCCATCAGCGCCGATATATCGCACTGCACCGTATTCCGGGCAATTTTCCCGCGTGCTGTACTGGTAACTTTCGCAGTCCAGTTAGTATTAGTGATCATGCTGGCAGACGCGGCATCTGTGCCGACGCCAAATCCCATGCCGTAATCACCGCCCCAGTTGTCGGAGCACTCAAAATCAAAGCACAGTTTTGTATAACTGGTCAACGCAACTGCGGGCTTAATATAGATCGATATACCGCCGCTGGTGGAACTCCCAGCCCAGCTTATGTCGCTATTCGAAACCGTCCCGCCCCAGCCCTCAACAGAATACCCAGACGTTAAGCCAGAGCCGCTTTTAAAGATGAAAAGCTCATACACCAGCTCCACTGTCGCGGTCTGTCCCTCGGCGGTGATGCTTACAACCTTGCTCGCGCTCTGGCTGCCACTGACCGCCGTAACCGTCCACGTTCCGGCATACGGGATAACGAACAGCGCTCTTCCGGTGGTGTCTTTTGCCGTCAGCGTCTTCGCGCCATCAGTGCAAGTGCAGGTTGAACCAGTGGGATATGTGACGCCGATGACGGCATAGACTTTGGCGCTGCTGCCGCCCCTGCGCGTTATAAAAGCTTCACCCATTACTTTCTCACCACCTTAATTTGAATGGCGATATCAACAGTCGGCTTTTCTGCCGCATAGACCGTGAGTTTATTTTCCGCCGTGACCATTCGATAAATGTTCGCAAATGCTTCAATTTCAGTTTCTGTGGTCTCGAAAGCGCTTGATGCGATCATGTCAACGAAAGGATTGTCATCGGCGGTCAGGCCGGTTACAGTGACATCGTTTGTGTATGGTGCCGCGTCGCCCGTCCATCCCGCGGCGGTTATCGTTGCGGTAAAAGTCTGTGACACTGCGCCGTCTGCAATCTTAGGTGCCGTCACAGAGCCGTTTGCAAGGCTATCAGCACCAATACTCCCCGCGGTTATGCCACCGGTTGCATTGGTGATACCGCGTCCGTTGCCGCCATTGACTATGATCGTTGCAATGGGAATCGTCACCGCCGCCGTCGGCTTTTCTTTAGCCCATATCTCAAGATAGCCGTCAAATGAGAACGACAGCGGCGCGAAATTGCCGCTCACTGCGTCGCCTTGGTTGAATGCCACTATCGGGAAATCGTCCCCCGTCGCGCCGCTTACTGTGATCTGTGCTTTATAGCTGTATCCCGCGAGGGATGAGGTATCCTGCGTCCACGCCGATACGGCGATCACCTGATTCTCGACATATTGCGCGGAGATATCCGCTGCGCGTATCTGGCCGTAGTCCTTCCATTCGTTACGGAGACCGTCGAAGATGTACAGGTTATACGGTGTGGCCGTGCCCACGCTATAGGCATCGCCGACATTCTGCGGTGCAGATGCTTGCAGCGCGGCAACTGTATCGAAATGCCCTAATATTTTGAGATTGCTGCCAAACGGCACAGCGCCGATGTTCTCGCGTGCCTGAGCTTTCTGAGATTCAGACAGACCCTGTTCAGCATTGAATCTGACTGTGCCCGTCCATGTATCTTCCATTTCCTGAGCGAAAAGTGAACTCCGAAAGTATTCTGTTGCCATGTTTCCACCGCCTTAATAGTAAATTATGAGGCATCCTTTATAACCAGCGGTTCCGGCACTCCCTTTGCCGCCTTTACCGGGGATGTTAGATTCTTCGTGTGACCATGTGGAGATTAACACCGTATACCTGTCATTCCACCAGTAATGGTTTGACGCTCCACCGCCGCCTCCGCCACCGGAACCGCCGTTGCCGCCAGAGCCATAAAGCTCGACAGTTGGCTGCGTCTCTGTAGCGTCTGCGCCCGCGCCGCCTGTAGGCCATTCATAGTCCTCGTTTCCGCCTGTGAGGTCTGTTGCATCGTGGCCATTCGCCCCGGCAGCAGCTCCGCCGCCGCCGTTGCCGCCGAAACGCCATGTCATGTTTTCGTGATATTTGGTTGAATAGCTTCTTGCTCTGACAGCCTGCATTTTGCCGCCCTTGCCGCCCTTGTATGTTGTTCCGTTGTACTCAAGGTCGCTGCCATCTGAGGCTTTCTGCGGCGATGCACCTATAGCCGGATTACATCCACCGTTGCCGCCGTCAGCGCCGGAAACGCCGTCGTTTCCGGGCAGCGCATAGACCGCGCCGGAAAACAGTTCAACAAATCCAGAGCTTGAAGCACTGCCGTTTGCCGACGAATAAATATCATCGGCTGCGTAAAGCACGGTTGCGCCGTCTATGTTCTTATAGCGGATGAACGCAAGGTTTGTGCAGTCGATAGTCACAGAATACACCTTGCCGCCTGCGCCACCCTTGCCACCTTTACCGCCTTTTCCGCCTTTTCCGCCCTCGCTGTCATTGCCGTATCCGCCTGTTTCGCCATCTTCACCGGTCGCGCCGTCTGAACCGCGGCCAATCAAGACGCAGCGAATTTGTGGGGCATCTTTTTGAAAAACGCTGTCCGGGATATCCCATCGCTGTTCTGCGTCTGTCAGTTCGAGAACCGCACGGCGGGCAAACGATGATCCCCCGGCAGCAGGTGTGTAATTCGTGATAAAATCGCACTCTGCACGCCGAAATGATGATGTGTTCGTAAGCATTCTCGAAAGAAACCCTATCATTTTTTCTTTGAACGGATTTTCGATATTATATCTGCGCCCAACACGTTCTTTGTCAACGACTATCGCTTGTGTGACAACTGTTGTGTTGAAATAATAGCTGCTGATTCGCGCAAGGCAGTTTTCGCTATTTGCTGTTGTTATCAGTGTCGCGTCTTTTACAGTGACGACCTTTTCAATACGCGCGTCGGAATTTTCTTCGACAAGTAGCTTCGTGTTATGGACATACGGCTTGCCCGTGAGTATGCCGGAGCCTTGAATGATTGCGTAATTCGTGCCCTTTTCGGAGATAGTCATGTCACCCGACGCGGTGATAGAATCCGGGTATATCGGATGGTCAAAAGTCACTGTGGTCTGCGCTAATGACTTGCCTTGAGTGTCGTAAAGAGTTTCTTCTTCCGTGCTCGACAGATAATGATAGCTATGCTCGGTAACTTCAACGCGGCTCGCCGTATCGCCGTACTTTATCGAACCACTGTCAAAGATTCGGCCTCGCGGAATGTCATATGTGTCACGCGCGCTCAGGAAAACAAAAAGCATTTTCCCCGTGTCGGATTTGGATACGATCACGCCATATGCAATAAGGAGCTGATGCAGGTTGTTCCGACGCGTGTCATACGGCAGCCAACCATAAACCTGTTGTGAAGCAACTTCCGGATCAATTTCGTATTCGTATTCCGTGCCGAGAATTTCGGCAAGTACCACGTCGAATCTTTGGCCAGTATATACGCCGCCAACGTGCCGCTGGTTGTCCATCATCCCGACCGCCGAAACACAGTTAAATTTAAAGAGATCGCCGCTCTCCCTTGTCACCGATTCACAGTAAAACACCCCCGTCTGGCGCCCGTCATTGAAAAACCTCGTTGGCGTTCCATAGGGGACATCACGAATGTCATAATTCCATTTGCTGCATATAATTTTCCCGTCAGCAGACAGAATCCCGTCATAAACATTATTGTCTTGAGGGAGTATCTGGTATCTGACATAAAGGGCATATCTGACGGTCGGCATGAATTGATCTATATACAGCTCTTCGCCAACAGCAGATATGCCTGTTTCTTCGAGAACTTCTTTTATGGCGTCGTTCTCAAATGTTAAAATTGGTGATTCGACGTCACCAATTACAATCTTATTCGGAATTGCAAACATCGAATCACCTTTCTATAAGCGGAAATGCGTCAAAAGTCCACCATTCGTGGCCGTCCATGCTCATCACAAGCGTGGCCACGTTGTTATTTGAATACATCTGTACGGTCTCTATTGCGCCCGTATAAGGGTTTGAATACGTGACCGTCACATATTCCGGCAGCATAGCCGCGCAAGCTGTATGAGCTTCGTCGTCCCAAAGATCACGCAATTGGACATCCAAGCGGTACTTTGTTGCGACCCTATCGCGGTACATGTACGCGTCAAGCGTTCGGCCAGCATTGGGGCCGTCGCTGTCCGCGCGTGTCACCTTGAACCCCTCGGCAGCTACCCACTTAGAGAAGTCGACGCCGTCTATTTCAAAAACAAACATATTAGTCCACCTCTATAAGCGATTTGCCGTGCATTCTGGTTTCGCGTTTCGTGTAGTTGTGAAGCTGTTTCGACACACGAACGCCGTCAAGCTCTACCACTGGATAGACCTCTATCGGGCTGCTGCCGCTATCCTTGCCGAACCTGTCAAGGAAGTTGCTTAACTTCTCTGCAAGCTCCGGGGTTATGCCGGTATAAGTAACCGCCGCATTGGGCGGAACTACTGAACCCGTAGCAACTGCCGGAAGCGCGGGCATAGTCATTGTGGCGAGCTGCGCCGTCATACGGTCAAGAGCATTCGGAACAAGCGATATCTTGTCTGCGATCCGAGAGAAGATATCTTCGTCGAACAGCAGCGATGTAATCTCCTGCGCGACTGAGCGTATCCATTCGGTATTACGCTCAAGTGGTATGATCGCCTCTTTACCAGCTTCGCCCGCTCCGATAAGCGTTGCGCCGTCAACAATGCCGCCTTTGGCGTACCAGTCCACGCTAAAATGTGGTACACTCGGCGGTTTAAGGCTGAATTGGCCGCTTATTGAGAAGTGCGGCAACGGGATATGTGGAAAAGAGAGTTTCTGCGCGAGCGTGGTTTTTATGGTCTTCCACGCGGATTTTACCTTGTCGCGGATGTTGTCAAACTTCTCGACAAATTTGTTTTTAAGGTCTTCGGCTTTCGCCTTGATATCCTCAAAGCTTTGTTTTGTCGCAGCTGCAAATTCTGCGCCCGCTTCTTTGAGCTTGTTCCACGCTTCTTTAAGCGGCGTTCCGACGTGTTCATCAAACCATGCGGATATTTCGCCCCAGTAGCTTATAATGACCATCACAAGAGCCACAACCGCCGCAATCGCCACGGGAATCCAGCTCCCTGTGAGAAGCGATATAGCAATTCCGATTGCGCCCAGACCGGCCACTATCAGCGCGCACGTATCGTGTGAGAGTTCGCCGGTTGCTATCCAATCCTTAATACCCACGACGAGCATAGCGACGCCACCTATTAAAAGGGCAATAGCCCCACCAAGCTGTCCGAACGCCAAAAAGGCGCCCAACGCGGCGAGGGCGGCACCGGAGAGCATTTCGATAAGGTTTGTTGAATCGACGCCATTTTTCCAGCCGTCTATTGCTCCCTTAATGAGAACTGCTGTTCCCGCAAATATCGTAGCGATGCCGAGTATCTGCTTGAATCCGCCTTTTATAAGCCCGAGGTTTTTAAGGATGTTTGCGAACTTCCAGCCCGCAAGAGCCGCGCCAACGGCAATCACAATGTCAAGGATCGTGTTGAAATTGTCTTTGAGGAAATCGCTGATTTCAACATCTTCATAGTCGAGGCCGGTTCCGCCGCCTCCACCACCCCCGCCACCTCCGGTGTCGTTGTCCTGCAAAACGTTCAGTTCGTCAATGCCCATGAGTTGTTTCTTTGCTTCTTTAGCCGCATCCGCTGCTCCACCCGCAGCACCAGCGAGTTTATCCATGCCGGATGTAGCGCGTTTGAACGTGCCTCGCCCTCCGAGTAGAGCGAAAAATGATGCGATGGCATTTATGGCCGTATTAATCCAGCTTATAAGCGTTTGCAGCACCGGTATAACGGCGTTAAGCACCGGCGCAAATGCTGCCCCCCACGTTGCTTGGAGTCCGGCAAGAGACGCTTTAAGGCTGTTTATGTGCGCCTGCGTTTCTGGGTCATTTTCCGCATAGGCTTTTACCGCATCAACTGTATAATCTTTCAGCTTGCTAAACAGCGTGAAGAGTGTGCGTATGCCTATGCCGTATTTGAGCAGGCTTTTTACACCGTTATTAACAGCAGCCTGAGTGCTCTCGAATATGGCCTTGAGGTTCTTACCCTTTGTTGCGTCCGTTATCTGCTTCGTAAGTTCACCGGCGCGTTCTTGCGCTTGCTCGAGTTCCGCCGTCTGCTGTGCAAGCACATCAAGTATCTTGATGTCCTGCGCTTCAAGGCGCTGCGCCTCTTTTTCTTTGGCTTGCATGATTTTCTCTTGCTCCGCAAGCTCGGCCTTGATTTGCGCCTGACGCTGAATTTCGGCAATATATGTACCGGGGTCAGCGTTGCCGGTTATGCTTGTTTTTGCTTCGCTCTCGGCAAGCGCCGCTTTCAGTTCTTCGACGCGGTTATATGCTTCAACCGCCGCGTCCTGCGCCTCTTTGAGTTGTTCAACTATTGGCGCTCGCGCTGATTCATTTTTTGCGATGCTTTCTTTGAGCTTGCTCATCTTGTTTACAAGCTTGTCAAGCTCTTTTGAGGCTTGGCCGTCATCGAGTTCGACCGGGAATCTCAATTCAGTTGCCATTTATCCGCCTCCTGTCCATTTCTTTAGGATTTCTTCATCCTCCGCTGTGTACTTTTGCGGAAGATTTATAATCTCGCGGTTCTGCCTTAACCACTCGCGTTCATATTTTTCAAGCTTCTTGCCCTTTGACAGCTTTGACCGGATATTGACGATCTGTGCAAATGCACATTCGCCGCCGATCTCCATATAAGCGCCCATAAAAGTCCACCAATGGAGATATTCAACGGCGCGGCTTTCAAAACCAAGCACACGGTTAACCGGCGCGATGATATAAGGGAAGTCCTTTTGCCAATCAACAAGCCGTGCGGTTTTCTTCCCGCTCGGCTGTCCCATGTCAATGAACCAAAAGCATTGCTTGAGCGCTTCGGCGTAATCCGTGACGCTCTCCCAATCCTCGATTATCGTTTCTATCGTCGCTTGCGCCTTGTCTGTGTCCGAAAAAACCGGGTCATTCAGAACTTCGATAAGCTCAAGAATCACCCGGTAATCTGTGCGTATTGCGTACTCGCTGCCCCCGATGTTAAGAGAAGTAGGCAGACCGTATGTCATTTCTTCTTATTAAAACGCGCAAGGTACTTTTGCAGCTTCGGATTTGTCTTTTTCTTTTCTGCAACAACAGTGTCGTCCATGTTTTCTATAAGGCACATGATGAGGTTAAACCATACCGGAGTACCACCGGCAAGGGCATACACGTTCATGTCGCCGAAAACAGGTGTACACACGTCTGTATCGAAGAGCGTGTTTATCAGAGTTTTCATCTCTGCGTCCATCTCGCGCGCAGTCTTGAATATGTCCTGTAGATTTTCTGTGGTTTTTAGCATGCTCTGGTACTTTTCTTGATGCTTGTCCATTGCATCAAAAACCATAAAGACGCGCTCTATAAAGTTCATGTCCGTAAGGTTTATCCATACAGATACTTTATCGTTAATGGAAATTTCCTGTATGCCGTCATCCGGCCTAAATACAAGTTTTTCCGCCATGTTAACCTCCTTAATTAGTTAAGGGCGCGTATAAAACGCGCCCCTGTTGATTATGCTGCCGCCGGTGTAAACTCGATTGCGCCGTTACTGCCCTTGGTGGCGCTGCCGATAGTGCGTTTGCCGCCGAAAGTGACAGTTATAGGCATACCGGCACTGCCGCCGCCCTCGCCGCCGAGACCTGTTACCTCGATCATGCTGGATTCGTAGCGCTCGGCAAACCCGGCGTAGCTGTGAACGATCAGCATATCCTGTGCCGCAAGCGCCATAGCGTCTTGTTTGACAACTGCGAGATTCCAGATGTGCTGCTGTGCGGCGTCGCCGCTGTCCATTTCGCACGGCTCGAAGCTCTGCGTGATAACAGGCTTTTTCATAGTGCCGTAGGTATCGCCGAGTATGTCTTTCTTGCTCTCAGTAGACCAGTCGTATTCCTCGGAGCTGTCCTCGACGCGCTTACCGAGCGGAGACCATACCGGACTTTCATTAGTGCCGGTATTAAGGTAAGCAATGAGCAGTTCACGGGCTACGGCCTGCCCCGCCGTGGTAGTCCATGTATATTCAGCCATTCTTAAATCACCTCGTAAAGTAAAGTTAAAAGGATCTGATGATCCTCAACATCGCCCTCATATCGAGCGAAAAGTGCCGCCGCCGTATCGCGCTTGACCTTCTTAACGGTAATGCCGTCGGCTATGGTCAGACTGCCGCTGTTCTGCTCTGCCCATTCGCCGTATTTATCCAGCACCTCGTCAGCGGTTATGCGCTCGTCGGCGTCTGTTGCCGTCGTGCGGTAAATGATTTTGAACTGGTACTGTGCCTGATATGTCCCGTCTATAAACTGTTTGGTCTTGTATGCCGCCTGTATGGTGGATATACAAAGACCGCTGCTCTTGCCTAACCATTCAAAGTCAAGCTTGGACAGCGGTTTATTTGGGTACGTATTCAGCCATTTCCGCACTGCGCGGCTCACATCTGCGTTTTCCGACGCAGATACTAACGTTTTCGGTTTTTCTTCTTTATTCAAGCCACAACTTCACCGCTCTTTCTCCGACACGCGCCCATTTTTCGGCGTTTTCTTCGTAAGACGCCTCTATCCAGTGTGCTTGTGCTTTCGGGTGCATATCCGTTGTAAACACAAGGTCTTTATCAATCGCATGGAGCTTTGCGCCCTTGCGTTGGCGCCATCCCACGTCCTTGATATACACCGCGTGGCGTCCCATTTCGTCTACCATGACCTTACCTGCGTACAAATATGCAGCCTGATCGCCGGTATAGACGATCTCGTTACCGTCGACACGGGCGAGATTGGAGAATGCCCCGGTGAGCGCCGGTACATAAGGCGTCGTGTCCTTGAGCGCCTGTGTAGCAACGACGGCTTCAGCAGCGGTGCAAGCCGCTTTGAACTCGCGCCCTTTGACAGCCTTGATCTTGAGCGTGATTTTCATTTTCCGCCCACCTGCCAATGAGCCATATCCCCGCCAAAGTCACGGATATCGACCGTGGACACATCATAGACATATTCATGCGCCTGCCGCAGCTCCTTTAGGCTCATTTGCTCCGAGATTTCGCCCTTGGCAAAATACGTTGATGTGGAGCTGCTTTCGCCGCCGCTATCGAGCGTCCAGAGCTCGCCGGGATTGTCAGCCGCATAGAACGCTTTCGGCTCTTTATAGTGCTTCTCGTCGCCTGTGGTGCTTTCTGCCGTAACGGTGAACGGAATATAGAGCGTTGCCGCGTCCGCGTCTGATAAGCCCGTTTTCGCAATGTTAGCGCCCTTTGAGATGTCGAGCAGCACGCCGCGCAGTATCGTGATGTTATAGTGCTTGTCGAGGTCGTCATCTTCCCATACGTTAAAAACAGTCACAGTGTGTGGGAACACAGCAACCACCTCCCCGGTATAAAAGTCCGGTGTGCCCGAGATACTGCATTACGATACCGGCAAGCGTCTCACGCGCTGCTGCTGCCGTCTCCGTGCCGCTCTTGTATGTCTTGCTCCAAGCGCCCACGGTCTGACTTTGCAGCTCGCCGCCGCTCATGCTCTGCGCCTGCGCGTTCTCGATGATCTGATACTGTTCAGCAAGTGCGCAGCAGCACATTTTCAACTCGTCGCCGGTGTACGTCTTGGCCTTGCCGCGCGTGTAATAATCCAAAAAGGAGCTTGCCCGCGTCGCTGCACGGGCAAACTCCTCTTCGGTTAGTGCGCTGCCGAGATAGGTGGTCGTGTAATATGTGTAATCAGCATACATCACGCTCACCCCCGGTTATCAGGTCTTGACGGAAACAGTCGCGTTACCGGCGCCCTGTGCCTTGAAAGTGCTATCTGCTTCGACGACAGTGATCTTCTGTCCGGCAGTAGCGTTGATATCGCTATGACCGTCCCATGCGCTCCACGTCTTCACGTTCTGGCCGTAGGTGACAGTCTCAGCCGCTGCGCCAAGCTTATACTTGTAAACGTTGGTGCTCTTCTCCTTGGCCGGGGTTACGGTGATAGCGGTCGTGCCGGTATCAGTGCCTGCCGCAGACTGCACGGTCAGAGCGCCGAGAGTCGGAGTAGTATCAACGTCGATAACGGCGATACCGTCTATATACTCTGCGAACAGAGTAACGCCCATGATCGCGTATGCTTCAGATACGGCGGTGCTGTAATTGCCCTGAGTATGGAAGCCGAGAAGCGGAGTTTCACCGTCAACGGTGTACTCAAGACCGGCGCGGGCAAAATCGCTGTCGGCGGGGTCAACGTAGTACATCACGATATTCTCAACCGGGGTAGCAATAACGCGCCCGCGCTGGATTTCACCGTCAGCAAGCAGGAACACAGTATCGTATCCCATGAAATTCTTGATATAATTGAAACCGAACTCGCTCTGTACGGTTATCTGAGCATTGCCGAGATAGTCATACAGGTCAAGGACGTTGACAAAGCCAACGACCTTAGACGCGGTACGGTGCATCTGCTTGAACTTGTTGACAACGCGCCCCATTGCCATTGCAAGCGCTTTCTGCCAAGTGGTTTCCTCTGAGGCGAGCTCGCCGCCGTTGAGGTACTTGTAAAAGCGGTAGGTGACATTGGTCTGAAGCTGGAAAAGGAACTCGTCATCGGTCATCTGGACGGCCACATCGTAACCGTAATCCTTAATAGCCTCGATAGAGACAGCCTTTGCGAACTTCTCAATGGTGATGGTTGCATAGTCCTTGGTTTTGACCTCTGCCTTGCTGTAAGGGATCTCCTCGCCCTCGCCGATGTTGCCATCCTGCAGGGTGAGAGTTGCATACTTGGACTTGAGCACGGTACCGGGTGCTTTCTTGATGGGGCGCATGATGCCGAGAATTTCACGCAGATGCTCCCAATTGCGCCCGAAACGGGTTACAAAGTCGATTTCTCTTGCCGATACGGAAATATCGGCTGTTTTGGTAAGATTGTCTTTAGCCATAAGTTATCCTTTCTGAAACAGTTCATAGTTTTCGGCGATTGCTTTCTGACGTGCCGCAGCGTCCTTGATTTCAAGAATCTGCTTGCGCGTCATTCCGCCGCCGCCGTTTTCCAGAGAAGCGCCGGTATCAACGCGAGCACGGCGCGGCTTGTAATCCTTGAGGTATTCATCCGCCGCCGCCTCAAAAGTCACATCATCCGTCACTTTCTGCGCGATTTTGAAGACATAGTAATCAATGTCATCCGCCTTAACGCCTTTACCGGTCAGGTACTTTTCGCGCTCATACTGCGTGTTCTTGGCCGTCAGCTCGTCAAGCGACTTTTTCAGCTTGCCGTTGTCGTCCGTAAGCGCCTTGATCTTGTCCGCTTCGGTCTCCTGCGCTTTCTGCCATTCGCGGTACTTGGTAAGCTCCTCCGGAGTGGGCATACCCTCGCGTTCGCGCTTGAGGCGTTTGTCAATGATCTTGTCAACTTCTGCCTGAGTAAACGTTCGCTCAGTCTGATTAGTCTCGGTGCTGCCGCTATTTTCGGTTGCGTTTCCGTTTATGATCTCTTCTGCCATTGGTAATCCCTCCGTTTACCGTCCGTCGACGTATTCCGTTTTATGCTCGTCAGCATATCAAAAAGTGGCTATCGCATTTCTGCAATAACCACTGAATGAACATATCTATTTGTGCGCAGCCCGCTTAGATTGTCGGCGCATTATCTTTGCAGCGTATCACGTGTTAGCTGCTCGATGTGCCGTTTTCAGCGGGCATTGTCATTCTTTGTGAGGCGTTGCGCGTACTCTCACATCAGCCGGTCGCTATCCGGCCTCTGGCGGCGCAAGCGGGGCTTGAACCCACAATAACGGCGTCAAAGGCCGTTGTGTTACCATTACACCATTGCGCTATATATTGCATGGCCGCTGTTGAGCAGTAGCGACGCGGTATTTATATCCCCCACCGCTTGGGGCATAGAAAGGAGAAGGAGGTGTATTTGCTCTCTGTCATGCTTTTAGCTGCATCATTTTAAGGCTTTCAGCAGTGCTTTAGATTCATCCGCTCCAAATTCCGGGATATTGCCCCGTTCGAGCTGTTCCCGCAGCCCTGCCGACTTGCTGAAAGCGTGGTATTCGTCGTTTAGGCGCTTATAGCGTACCGCAAGGCTTGTGTATTCTTCATCGTCGCCGCGCGCCTTGGCGGCTATTGCCTCGCGCTTGACCTTGCGCAGCGCCGTTTCAATCTGCCGCTGTTTCTGCGTTGCTTCGTACATGGTGTACTTCCTGCCCTCGAACTCAAACGGCGGCGGGTCGAGGTTTTCTAATTCCTCGTCGGTGTATGTCCGCTCTGTTACGCCCTCAACATAGGCATGGTACAAATGACGACAGTTGACTCCGCATAGGCCGTCTACTTGGCCAAGCCCGCATACTTCGTATATCGACGGGTATTTGTCTTTTGTATATATCGAATATACGCGGCCTTGCCATTTCTTGTGACTGCTCCACGGATTGGGATAATCCTTATCGCGTGCGCCCCTGTGTGCTGTGACCTCTCTGTAAGGCGTATTAAGCAGCTCAGCGGTCTGCTCACTATACTGCCGTGACAGTTGCGTTACTCCTGTCATAACTGCCCGGCGCGCTGCGACGTCAACGCGGTTATGCCATCCGGAAGCGTATTCGATGTACTGCACTCCGCTGTCCGTGAGCTGCTTTGTTGCCTCTCTGATAGCCACGTTATAACTGATCCCGCTCTGCACTTTCATCAGCGCATCATCAAGAACCCGCTCATACATTCCATCAAGGTCGAGCATCTGAATCTGCCCGGCTACACGCACGGCAAAGCCCATTGTGCGCGTAATGTTGCGCAGCTCGCCGCTTGTCTGCGCGGCTATGGCTGCTATCGTGCTGTCGAACGCTTCACGGTTAAAGCCGGTCTGATCCGTTACGACAGCATTAAAATAACGCTGATTCTCGCCCAGCGCGGTACTCCAAGCCTTGGAGAACTCCGCGTCGGTGAGCTTCAGCGTTTTCTTGATGTACTTATTGATGTTATCGAGGTCATAGCCGTTCTTCAACAGCTGCTTAATATGCCGGATCGTCGTTGCCGTTGCCGTCTCGTTATACTTGAACCGGCTGCATATATCGGCTATGAGGTAATCGGCGAGCCGTTCATATAGAACGACGATAGCCTCCGGAAGCTCCTGCATGAACTCCGGTGTAATTGGGTACTTTGGCATTACTCATTCTCACCTGACACAAGGCTTTCCATCTTCGGCAGCGCTGCCTTTGCTGTCGCCTCGTCCTCGTTCATGTGTTTCATGCGGAACTCATACGGCTGCATAATGCCCATCTGCACCATACGCGCATCACGGTTAAACTCGGTCTCCTTATCCTCGATTATGGAATCGTCAAAGTCAATGCTGATCTGCACATCCTCGTCCAAACCAGCATCCATGTAAGTATTCCCAAGTCTTAAAACCGTTCGCGTAAGCTCTGTAAGTACGTTTCGTAGTATGATTTCATGCTTCTTTATCGTGCGGAACATCTCGCTGTTTTCGCTGATGATCTGCGTTGCCGTGGACACGCTGCCATTGTCATAGCGGTAATGGTTCTCGCCAAACCCGCAACGGCTGGACAGCACATTAAGCATATCCTGCATACCGGCGTTGTGCGCCGCCGCCCTGATCTCCATGTTTGTTTCATGGATAATCGAGCTCGGATCGCTATCTTCCGGCAGGACGTAGAATGTGACGTCGTTTGGGTCAAAGTACGGATTGCCGTCAATGTTCTTAACCGCCTCCGGCTTGACCATGATACGCTTCTTGCCAAGTACGAACTCATTCACGTAGCTGTCATAGGCTATATCACAAGCCTTGAGCTGATCTATGGCGTTCGCATACACGGCTATGCCCAGCGGAAGCGTGTTGTCGTAGTTGTTGACGATGTTCAGCCGGTCGATGACAAATAGCCGCTTGTCGCTGCCCGTCTCGACCGTCTTAGGGACATTTTCAAAGCCCCTTATGCTATGCATATCAATTTCCGTGACGCTCTCTTTGTCGAGCTTTAGCAGCGCGTTTTCGATTCTATACTTGCCGTCGACAAGGTGATGAATCTGCACGTAGGCATAATCCTGATCGTCTGTATAGACGTGTGAAGCAAAAGCACATTCCGTTATCTCGCGGTTCTCCCACGTGATAGGGTATATCCTGTCGCCGGTCACATAGTCCATCTTTATCCCGTCAGCCTCGCCGGTGAGTGTTCCGGTATCGCTGTCAATAGCCGCGCCGACTATACGGGGGATGTATGCAGTAGTGCCATAGCAGCTTTTCAGCTCTTGCATTTCGGATATGCGCACATCAAAGTTGACCTTTGTGCAGAAATCGTCCCAAAACTCTTGTTCTTTCTTGCCCTCAAGAGTTATTTGTACTTTTTCGTTCATCAATAGGTTTGCCCAGTCTTCACAGACTTTCTTAGCCATCCCCATTGAAAAACGTTCGCACTCGACTTTCCCGCCCTGTCCCGTGCTCACCATGTAATCATGGAATCCCTTGACCTTGCCGTCATACCATGACTTCCACTGTTTAATTTTGCCGTAGAACTCCGCCGGTACTGTTTTATACCCTTTGTCGTTCAGATATTGGATTATTGTCATGCTTTGCTCCCAAACTTATTGTAGACTCTCTCAAGCGCATAGCGCGTGGCATCAATGGTATGGTTATCCGCATCCGGATAGCCGCTTATAACATTGCCGTCCTTGTCTCGCTCAAATTCGTAGTGCAGGAACTCGTTATAGACCCTTGGCGTCCGCGCCGGGTCAATAATAAGCTTTCGCACCTGTAACCACTTCATACCATAGTCAATGCTTCCGGGGCCTTTTACGGCCAGTTTTGCGGGCAGTCCGGCACTACGGAAATCGTTTACTGACTTTGGCTCTGCGCTGTCGCAGGTTATATAAGCATCGTCATACCCTGCCGCCTTGATTTTCTCTGCGTTCTGCTCATTACTCGTCTTATTGTTAGTTATTTCCGCAATAAACGTGATAGTCTCACGCGTTCTATCGTAATTCAATCGCACGAAAGCAAACGGATCAGGATACCAGCCCCAGTCCACGCCTTGAAAAATGTGGTCAAAATGGCTGATTTCCTCGTCCGTGATTGTCCTGATTTCAATTTTATCAAAGACGTTGCCGCCGTCCCCGTTCGGGACGCCCATGTATTCATGTTCATAGGCTTTCGGGTCAACGGTTTTTAGATGTTCGGCATCGTCTATGAACTTCTGTCCTAACCACTCCGGCGGCGCATCAATGTACGTTGAATGATGTACTACCCTATTGACGTTAGGCTCGCGCAGCTGCTTGTTTACCCAGTTATCACGGCTCTTGGGTGGGTTATAGCTTGCGAAGTCATACGACAGTGCGCCGCCGCGTAGCACCGATTGTTTTACGCTTCGTTCTTCCTCTGCGCCGCTCAGTTGGTCGCGCTCCTCTATCCACAGTATGCCGATGTAACCAAACGGCGGCTTTATCGACTTCAGCTTGATCGGATCATCACAGCCGCGAAAGTAAATGATCTGCCCGGTCTTTTTATAGACTATCTCTATCGGGTTTGCCTTACACTGAAACTCATCATCAAGCCCCAGTGCGTGGATCGCCCATTTGATCTGTGAGAAAACAGAATCCTTGAGCGTGCCGCCGACCTTGCGCAGTACGCAAGCATGCATCGTCGGATTGTTTTTCAGCAGCTCAACAACTTTGAGGGAGACGTAAGACGACTTCAAGCCGCCTCTGCCGCCCTCAAAGATGTATGTTTTATTCGGTTCTATGTTGCGGTTGATATCGACGAACGCTTTGCCCATGAGATATGCCGGGATGTAAAACGGCTTTTCGTCCGCCGTCTGTACGTCTGTCCAGCTCTCCCACTTCTCAACCGCCTTATCTTCGCCTCGTACTGCCCGACGATAAACACCGGCAACAACAGCAGCGTTGCCGTTCATGTCCTCTTCGTCTATTGCGAGTCCGTTCTTTTCAATCTGCTCTTTCAGTTTGTCCGATGCAGGTGCATCGGCGATGGCTCTTGCGATGCTTTGCAGCGTGCTCCGCTTGGCTCTCGCTACACCGGAGGCAATGCCGCCTTTCTGGCCGATCTCTCTTACTTCGCTCTTGCTTCGTTTGTTCGTCGGGATTAAATTCGCGTCCTGCTTGGGGTTGCGTGGCATCTACCTCCCTCCTCTAATTTGCGCATAAAAAATCCGCTGCCCTTTCTGACAACGGATTACTTTTTCTTCTTTTTCTTTTCTGCCTCTCGCTCTCTGAGGCTCTTAGGCCGGTTCTTATCTCTCAAGATAGCTTCCATCACCGGATCATACTCCATGCTGTTCTTCTTAGGTCTGTTAGTTTTCAATCCACACACCCCCTCCCTTTATTTCTTCTCTCATTATTCTTTCAGCTTCCTTTTGAAGTTCGCCGCTCTCATATGCTGCTATTCTTTTGTTTCTCTCTTCTTTTGCTTCCGGCCTTGTGAGGATATACGCCATCATTCCATCTTCCCCCGGCAAGAGCAGCTTTTTCATGTTTTCAACAGTTATTTTCATCGCGGCTCCTCCTTACAGTTTCTTCTTTGATACTATAAATGCGTCACGGGTCAAACCAATATAGTATGGTTCGCCAAATCCCGCGTCAACCTTGATGACGTTATATCCCTTTTTGAGCGCCCATTGCGATTCTCCGCTATTGCTACTATATGAGCGAGACGCGCCGCTACCGGCATATCGCAGAGACTTACCAAGCTGACTTGATCTATCCGGCATTGAGCTTACAAGTGCGTTATAATCCACCACACGCGCGTTAGGAGACAGCATCATTTTTGTGATTGCGTTTTGCCCTCTGCCTATGCCATAGCTTGCCGCCGTGCTTATATTGTTCGCAAAGTATATGCCATCACCGTAAACACCTGTGCCGGTGTGCGTGTACTGTGCTTGCATGAATCTGTCTGCCGAGTTTTCGGAACTCCAGCCACGATAAAACACTTCAGCGCCGGTCTGCTTCGCTATGGCGTTGAACTGCGCGTCTGAAACGACCGTCGGCGGCTTATTAAGGCCGAGCTGAAGTACAAGCTTTTGATACGGGTTATCTCTAAAGCCATAGCTGTCATTATACTGTGAATAGTCCGTCGTTCGGTCGACCTTTGCCAAGAAGCGCGCCGTCTTATCGTCTTCTTGCCCTTGGAATTTCACAAGTGCCGGATTTCCGTCATCATCCCAGCCGCCATTCTGCGCGGCGTTTGTGCTTGCGTTCTTTATTGTCGGATTTTCGTTGATACCAATGACCATCCTATGTATAAATCTGGTATTGGTTGTGCCGCTGCTCGCTCCACGTCCGCCCATTATAACACCATCCTCAATTTATATCAACGTCGCGGAATCGCTCCGAGTTGTGATTTGCAATATATACCGCCTTACACGGGAACTCATAGCCGATATCGCCGCCGTAGACAACAACGCATTTCGGCTTGAGCCTGTTTATCGCTTCATTCATGCCGGATACCCATATTTCCGCTGCGTCTTCGTCTTGCTTAACACCTATCGTGCTGACCGATACCGTGCCGCCCTGCTGCAAGCCGTCAAAGCAAAAATCATAGCTCCGTTCGTCTGACCATGAGAGCGTAGGAATTACCGTTATTCCCGCGTCCTGCATTTTCTGGCCTATCAGCCGTGAACGATAAACATTCCATATCTGCATAGCAATGGGCATATCCATGTATAGCGAGAAGTCCGGAGTTAATGTGCAGTCGAACATTGCGAGCCTGTCCATATACTTGTCAGGCGTGTTCCATATCCGTTCAAACTGGTAGTCATCAATGTAAAAATGTATGCCCTTGGCAAAATCGTCTTTTGTGAGCATATAGTTGAAGCTTATCAGGTCTTTCGGGACATGGTTCGTAGCTTGAATAACCGGCATATCATACGCACCGGCGACGCGCGTGTTATCGTAGTCGTGGAGATTGACGCTGTTGTATGTCCGCTCCCGCTCGTCACCGTAGTATTCGTCATCGTCCGGCAGCTCAAATCCGAAGTCTGTCATGTCTATTCCGGTGATCTCGCCAAGCTCGATATCCAGCAGCTTGAAATCCCAATCCGCAAGCTCGGATACCTTATTGTCAGCAAGGCGAAACGCCTTTATCTGCTCGTCACTCAGATCGTCCGCAATAATGCACGGTACTGTTTTCATGCCGAGCTGCTTTGCAGCCTTCAATCGTGTGTGTCCGCAGACAATAACATTATTCCGGTCAATGACGATCGGCACTTTGAAACCAAACTCGCTGATTGACGCCGCTACACTCTCGACCGCTGCATCGTTCTTGCGCGGGTTCCGGCCGTACTCCTTTAATTTTGTAATTGGTATATCGCGTATTTCCATCTCCATAGCCCCCTCCGCTGCTTATGGTGTCCCTCGCCGTAGCTGCTCCTACTCTTTGGGCGGTGTGAAAAGGAGGTAAAACCACCGCCGTAATCGTGCCCAAAACGTCATCAAGTTCACGCTCTTGCGGTTAAGCAAAAGAGCGCCGGTGCTTTCCGGCGCTCTTTGAGCATACACATTATACCACGTTTTTTTGAAAAGTCACTGTCACAAAACTCGCATTTTAACTTGTGCCGTACCTCGCAGTACAGTAATCTGTCAGTGCGCGTTTGGCTTTGCGCCATACAGTGCTATCATCGCAGTTCAGCTCATCACATAGCCGCTGTGCGCCGTTCCTCTGCTTGTCTATGTATAGCACCTCAAGTATTCGTCGCTCTTCGTCGGCGAGCTTTTCAAGCGCCTTACAAGTCAATTCGACTTCTTTTTCCGCAAAGTGCAGGTTCGCCGACAGCAGGTCAATAAGGCAAATACTGTTATTAAGTCTGTCGTCGTAGCTGCTCCCGCCGCCCTGCACCGGTGTTGAGTCTGTGCATGCGCTTTTAATCGCCGTCATCCGCTCGCGCTCAAGGGCTATGTCGCTTGGTATGGATTCAATAGCCGCCTCGTTCTTGCGGAGATTATACAAGTCTGTCTTGCATTTGAGTTTCCAGAGTTCAGTCATTTGCCGCCTCCCATGTTATAACCAGCTTTTGTAGCTCCACCGTCGTAAGCAGCGCATACGCCGCGTTAAAAGCGTCTTGCGCTGTGGTATTGGAGAACTCCAACACGCCGTTTATTGGTATTCCCGCGCCCATAGGCGGTTTGTTTGGCTTTTCAGCAGGTTCCATGACCTGTTCTATCGGCGTTGCAATCTCCGCCACCGGCGACGGTTCTTCACTCACGTCCTGCATAACCTCGTTCGTGCTGTTTACCCATGCCCAAAACTCATCGTTTCGCCCAGTGCGTACCGCGCTCACGTTGCCCCTAAATGGTATGCCCAGTTCCCGGAACATATTGCAAACCGTATTCCGACTTATGCCAAACATCGCGGCAAGCGCCGCCTGCTGCGGATTGTACTTGCCCATGATCGTGCTTAGATATCCACGCTTGATATCGTCCGGCATCCGCTTGAACTGTGCCCACTTCATAGGGCTATTGAGATTGTAGCTCTGCACTTCTCCGTTCATCTTATCACGCTCCTTTTTCGTCATATAATCAGACGGCATTTTGACTCTGCCGCCCTTTCCGGCGTGGGAGCGTTTATTGAAGCTCCCACGCGCTGTGCGTTTCCGGTCTGCACATTCAGAGCGGAACACATATTCTTCATCGGTCATTTCTATCACCAAAGATGATTTTATAGCATGGAACGCATACATCTTTCATCCCTGACATTAGAGTACGGCCAAGCTCGATCCTATCCGGTGCGCGATATCCAACCTGCATTCCCGTCGCCATAATATGGATATATCTTTCACCGTCGTTGATTTCATTGCCGCATATATCGCAGAATACTTTTTTCATGTTTCTCCTTTCATTTCCCTGTACTGCCGAATCCCCCGTTACCACGTTCTGTGCTGTCGAGGTGGTCTACAAGCTCAAGCGCTGGGGTAATGATCGGCATAATTACAAGCTGACTTACCTTGTCGCCCTTATTAACCTCATAAGCGTTCTGCCCGTGGTTATAGAGCTTAACACAGATACTTCCGGTGTAACCGCTGTCGATTACGCCCTCGCTGGTTATATCGTACTTGACGTTCAGTCCGGATTTGCTCTTGAGCATACCGACGTAGCCCTCCGGTATCTCGATATGTACGCCGGTGTCGATGATTGCGCTGCTATACGGCGGGACATAGGCTCTTATAGGCGAGCGCAGATCGTATCCCGCATCGAGATCATGCGCACGTTCCGGCCGGTAAGCGCCGGGGTCGATTACAATTTTCATTCGTCCTCCTTATATTCCGGGCACTTTATCACATGATAGCTGGTATTTTCGTGACGATAACCCTTGAGCGTGGTTTTTCTTGCTTTCCAGCCCTCGACCGGCTTAAACATGATCGCGCCGGTTTCTGGATCGCGCGCCGTCCATGAGCAGCCGCCCGTTGCGTTTGCGCATGACCAGCACAGTGTTAATTTGTACACGTGTTTCACCTCACAGATATCTCTTTGCTTCTTTGTGCGCTATGCGCACCTCGGTTTCAATGAGCGTGTGGGAATAGCCTAATATCTCGGCTATCTCTCGGTATGTTTTGCCGTCGTAGCGGTATCGCAGTATTTCACGCTGCCTGTCGGTCAGACTATCCCACCAAGCTTTACTGTCGCACCAGTCCACGTTTTTTGCCCCAGGCAGGACTTCTTCGAGCTCATACTCGTTACCGGACTTGTCGTGTATCGGTGTGCTGAGAGAGATCGTTTCCTGCGCTCTTTTCGTGCGCTTCGAGTTGCGCCATTCCTTGATTATGTCGCGACGTATGTAAGTGTACGCGAGAGTAGATAGCTGCCACTTTCCCGGCTTGAAGTCTTGGCAAGCTCGCCATAATGCCATTCGCGCAGTCTGCAAAACATCTTCGTCGTTGGCAAGCGCCGGGAAGAACCGGAGCAGACATTTTCTTGCAAGCTTCTCATTTGCTATATAAAGCTCCTCACAGCTTGTGTTGCTTGCCGTCTCTGGTGACGATTTTGATATCATATCTTACCTCACGCGGTGCATAGTATTTGCCGCAGGCCGCTTTGAGTGCGGCCTCTTGCTTGGCTATGGCATATTCGTTGTCTTTGGTGTCGTCCTTTTCCAGTTCTCGGATTTCCGTGTACTTGGCATTAAAAGCGTCATGGAAGCGTTTCAGCCGCTCCTCACCGAACCCGAAGCCCTCGGCGAGTGCGAGGCAGACCGCATCAAGCGTCTGCTGCTCAGTGTAGGCGATCACCTTAATTGTCCATAGCTCGCGTTCTGCTTTCTGTCGGGCGAGTAGTCCGCTTTTACTCATTGCAGCTCCTTTATTGCCGACACAATATAGTCGGTGGCGCTTTTAATAGCGTTCACCGTCCATTCAGCATTTTCGGCGGTCGTGAATCTCGCTATCTGCATTTCAATCAGCGTTTCTCTTGATGGAATAAAAGTGTAAATTGCAAACAGGATTACAGCAAGAACAGCAAGTACGGTCGCGACTCTTTGCGCTTTGGTTCCTGCTATGTAATCAGAACATTCTCTGTCGAATCCATCGTCGTCAAGCGCATTAAATTTGAAAGCCGCTGTCACGATGTATGCAGCAGCCGAAAAGATAGCCAGCAGAATAGCAAGCGAGCAAGTGCCCCTGCAGATTTTGTCTGCAACGCTAAGCCAGTAAAACCACATGGGATTGATTATGTATGTCATTTGTCTTCCTTTCTCCTTTATCTCGTTACTCTGCGTACGTTAACTCGTATCTGTCCTCGTGCTTGCAGACGTCCGGCGTGTCCGGCACGGGGCAGAAATCACAGCACATGGGGCAGTCTGCATTAGTGCAGATTTCATCCTGATTCCAACGACATTCATACGCTATCATTTCTGCTGTCATCCTTTCTGTGTTCTTCCGCCTTTTTCAAGGCGTCGAACACCATCACATAAATTTCCATTGTCAGATCATCCGTAACCGGGATAAGCGGCGCTACGAAGTTCCAGCAGTCCATATAGGTTAGCTCAGACATTGTTTCTCCTCCATTCTGAACAGCCGCCGTTGTTTTTCCACACGCAGCGGTCGCATTTGCCGTAACATTTTTTATGTTTGGTCACCATCCCGTCACTCCTTTCTTGAGGAGAGACTCTATTCTTCTACTGCGTTCAGCATCTTCGAGTTCTGCGAGATTACTCGGTGCATCCATCCTCGCTCCGCAGTGAGGGCAATACCGGAAAGAATATGCTCCAGTATCAAAACCGCATCTTGAGCAGACGTACAGCATAGAACCCGGAACGCCGCTGTTTCTCCAGCTTCCGTGAATATTTGGTACTACATCCGCAGTAGGAAGTTCTCGAACAGAGTGCGAACATTTAAGGACAGCAATCTGTTCCTTGCCGGACGGGTCTGTCTCAAACAGAACGTCGCTTATAACTCGAAGTGCTTCTTCTTTTTTGATATATTCATCCATTATCAGTTACCTCCAAATCCATTCTCGCCCCACAGTAATAGCAGAAATAATGATCTTCCGTTACTTCCTCTATGTGCGCCCCTATTCCGCATACAGCGCCACAGTTGGAGCAGTATATTACTCCTTTGGAAGTTTGAGCCCAGTGCGCGTGTATCACCGGTACAACATCAGCAGCAGGGAACCCACGCGCTGCCTTTTCGGTAGCTATAATCCCGTTTTTCCACCCGCGCCCGTAATCGTCTGCTGATTCGGCTTTGCGCGTTCGTAGGTACTCACAAAACTTTGCCCGGTTTATGTATTCAGTCATATAGTGCTCTCCTTTTTTCCCCTACTTCCTTTGCCACTGCGCCGTAACACCGCGCGAGTTTTCCAATGCAGTCATCGCAGATCCAGTATTCGTGATACTTCGTTGAAAGGCGCTTACCATCGTGATACCCTGTCTCCGGTACTGTTAGTTTGAGGACGAAGCCCATCTTGTGACAACCGGAGCAAACGCAGTTGTCCGTATCGCTGATATGGCCTCGAAACTCCACATCTGGGAGATAGTTAACGCCAGGTTCATTCATCATCCAGCGCCGCATTTTTTTGATGTATTCAGCCATTGTTTTCCTCCTTTATTTCTTCGAGCCTTACGAAAACATCCCCGATGTCCCCGTAGAGCTTATGTACTTCCAGCTCCGTGACTTGGCTATCATCGTCATAGGCAAGCCCGTTGAGCGCGTCAAGCACGATCTTAGCGATGTTGTCACAGTCCGGCTTTCAAGTATCACCGCTCTTATAGCTCCGTTCAGCATAACCGCCCCAGCGCAACGCCAACAGAACCGCACAAACTCTTCATACTGCGTTGTTTGACTTGGGGTATATGCGTGTCCGTCTCGCCTTACTCGTGGCCTTGCCTTGCCCTGTGGCTTGCCGGGGATCGTAAAATGTGTTTCCATCGTTCACCTCACAAATAATTTTTTCCGAACCGTTCACGGAAGTCATCAACGCCCCAACCGTAATGCTTCATCGCCTCACGCTGCCCCCAGCGCTTGAGCAGCGCATCAAGGGCGGCGTCGGTATGGTGTAATGTCATGTGGCAGTCGTGGCAGAGTAGCACCCATAAGCCCAGCGCTTTTGACTTCTTCCGGTATGCCCCATGATATATCTCATGCCGGTCAAGCTTGCCTTGCTGCGTTTTGCAGAACCAGCATCCGACTATATCCTGCACGATTGACGGGGCATAGCCGTTTCGGTCAAGCGTCACGCCGTATTCGTTAGTCATAACAGCGATATTTGCTCATACGCCTGTGTACCCTCACAGTTACGTACAGCCTGTTTGTAATATGAGCTTTTAAGTTCTATGCCTATTGCCTTGCGCCCTTGCTGTAACGCAACAACAGCCTCAGAGCCTATCCCCAAAAACGGAGTAAGCACCGTATCGCCGGGGTTAGTCCATAGATTTATTCCGCGCCGAATAACGCCAAGCTGCAATGGGCATATATGCCGTTCGTCCTTATCCTCCTTTGCGCTGCTTGCTTGGAGCGTATCAGATGGGTTTATGTCCATCCAGACGGGGCTTGCGTATCTCTGCCATACGTCTACCGGGAAACTCTCATTCGTGTGCGTCACGCGCTCCGGGTTTTCTCCCGGCTTGCGCATTGTCACAAGATAGTCCGGTATGCCCTGTCTGCTCATACAGCTGTCTTTCTTTATCTGTTTATGCAGCAGGCCGAGAGCCTTAGTGCGCTGCATTGCGGTCACGGGGTCTTTCCAAATACACACCTGAGAATGAAGCACAAAACCCGCATCCTCAAACAGCCGGATCATTTCACCGCGGAAGTCCCGGATGCCTATAATGCCGTCTCGCTCTTTTGAAAGCGGCAAGTCCATACAATGAAAACTCACCAGCCGTCCCGGCATAAGCACGCGGTACAGTTCACTCACAATGTATTTGAACTGTTCGTAAAACTCCGTCGTCGTGCGGCAGTTGCCTAAATCTCTCTCGCTGTTCGAGTATGTATACAGGCTTGCAAACGGCGGCGAAAAGATTTCATAGTGTATGCTGTTCTCCGGTATACCTTTCAGCACCTCGCAGCTGTCGCCGTTATACAGCGCGTAGTTCTCGCCTATTGCTTGATCTATCACGCCGATATTTTCAATAACCATTCCGGTATTTCCATCCTTTCCAAAGCGTAGTAGCTTTCGCTCATTCTCACGGTATGGTGCAGGTCGGCAGCAAGTATATTTTTTGTGAACCGTACAAGCTCAGAAGTCATACGCTCCGCATCGCGCTGTTTGCGCTCTATGTTTTCCTTGACGCAGCCCTCTGCGTCAGAGATCACGATATACACATCAACAGGCTTTCTCTGACCGAACCGCCAACAGCGGCGAACCGCCTGATAATATGCTTCAAAACTGTCCGACAGCCCCACAAATATCATTTTGCTGCACTGCTGCCAGTTCATGCCCCAACCGGCTATTGACGGTTTGGACACAAGCACTCGGTTTTCGCCTGTTGTAAATCCGTTCATCGCCGTTTCCTTGTATTCCGCGCTCTGACTGCCACGGACTTCAACCGCACCATCTATCGCATCCGCAAGTGCACTGCTCTCGTCGTTGAGGTCACACCAGACAAGCACCTGCTCATCCGTCCCATTGGCTATCTCTGCCGCAGCTGCCACTCTGTCAACCAGGCTTGACCGGCGCGCTTGCCGTCGCTCCTGCAAATCCTGTGTAGCTTTCGCCATCAGCATCATCTGCCCGTCGCTGTCCGTTAAGACATCGCTTTCCGTTACGACTTCGTGTATACGAAGCTCCGGCAGATTAAAGCCTGCACCGTCATATCCCAAGTCTACCGGGCTCGTCAGGCAGCACGCCCATCCTGCGACCCACTCAAAGAATTTGCTCTCCGCGTGCCCTTTCAGACGCCATTGCGATGTATTGCCGCCGTCATGGCAAAAGAACGTAGATAGCATTTCGGTCTGCGTCATTATGTTGCAAAACTGCGCGTGTGTGCCAAGTTCCTTATAATCGTTCGGCGCCGGAGTAGCGGTGCAGCACAGCTTATACGGCGTATCCTGAAACATTTCTGTCAGCAACTGCCGTGTCTTGCTTGAGTAGTCCTTGAGTATGCTGCTCTCATCCAGTACAACGCCGCTGAATGCTTCCGCCGAGAAATGTTCGGCCATCTCATAGTTTGTGATATTCACGCCGTCAATAACGTCTCTCTGCGACCGGCAGACTGTAACAGGTACGTCGAACTTTTCGCCCTCGCGTCTTGTCTGCTGTGCAACGGCAAGCGGTGCAAGTATCAGCACGGGCTTTCTGGTATGTTCTGATACCTGCTGCGCCCATTGAAGCTGCATAGCCGTCTTACCAAGCCCACAATCCGCGAATATACAAGCACGGCCTTTTACAAGCGCCCAACGCACTATGTCATTCTGCCAGTTGAACAGTTTCGGATTACTTGACGTTGGCTCAAATCCGGACGGTGTGACGGCTATTTTCTTGCTCTCAAGGAATTTATGGTAATCTTTCATTCCCACGCCTCCAACAGTGACTTGATTTCTTCCTCCGGGCGCGTCTCAATGCCGAGCGCCTGTGCGTCCTGCACAAGATTATCTATCAGCATTGACATTTGCCGGGTATCGAAATCCGAGCTGCCGTAGTAGATATACAGATTCGTGCAGCCCTTGATTTTGCTTTCCTCACGCTCAACACGCCGCCCTATATGGTTCCGTATCCATAGCCGTTCCATGCTGTCAACGGCCTTGTCCTGTACGCAAAGCACCTCGCAGATGTTCGGGATGTTCTTCAGCGCCTCGCGGTATACATCCTCCGAGCTTTCCCGGACGGCGAGCGCTATGTCGTTGATTAGCTTCCACGCATACGCATTGGCGTTCAGACTGCGCTTTTTCTTTGCCGGGGATATCTCATACTCCCCCGGCTTAAAGCCGTATACAAAGCGCCGCGCGTCCGGTATCGAGGCGGTAAGTATGAGGTCGTTGCCCATGATCCGGGCGCTCTCAATCTTCATGCGCACCTCCCGGCAGAGCCGCAAAGACAAGCTTCCCGGATATTTCGGCCAGCGTGTTTTTTACGCCGGTCGGCAGTGCCATGTACTCCCGCTCTTTTTCAGCCCTCACCGTGTATGAGCGCTGGAAGTTCGACGCTATGACGCTCTGCACTGTCTCCGCGTCCATCATCGCCCATTCTTTCAGCTGGTTAGGACTGCCAACGATCCGCTGAACCACCGGCGGGAGCTTGTCAAACTCGTCTTTCGCGTGATAGATTCCGCGCTGTGTAGCTGCGTTCACAAGCTGCCATGCCTCTTGCGGCGTCATGTCCGCGTTGGTCGTCATGCCTATAAGTCGTTGCTTGATAGCCCCCGGCGGCGGCATGAATCTATCTGCCGACGCGGATATGTGTGCCATCACAGCGGCTTGCACAGCGCTTGCCGGGTCGTCCTCAAAGACCTTAGCCCATATCTTGACCGTGGAGCGAAGCGCATCAGCAGATAAGTTCTTGAAGCTGTCCGGATATACCGTCTGCATAATGCCTATGATCTGCGCCGATTCTCGCTCAGTCATCGAAATCCCCCCTCCGTATCATTTCGGCTAACCTGTCAGCCGTCGCCACCGGCGCGGGCTGCGTATACCCGCCGCTATAATTGCCGCGCTTTTCCCAAGTCCGCACTGCTGCTTTCCAGTCTTTCATAGGGTTCTTGCCCACACACCAGCCCTTACAGGCGTAGAAGTCAACAAAGCGTTCCGGATCAACGTCATTTCCCCGCTCTTGGCAGTACGCTGCCACCTCGTCAACGGTGGGAGGGACAAAGCGCGCAGCGCGTTTCCCCTTATCCCCGTTAGGGGATATGTCTTTGTCTTTGTCTTTGTCTTTGTCTTGCTCTGATTTCAATCTGATTGCGTCTGATTGAAATTGATTATCTCTGATATCAGAACCAATCAGAGCACGTGCCTTTTCAGCTCCGCCTACCTTGTTTTTGTAGCTCGCGGCCTGTCGGTCTATATCTGCCCTCGCCGTTGCCCATAGAAATCGTTCGTTGCCTTTAAGTTCGGGTTCTATGCCCGTCTCTGCATATTTCAGCATCGCCGTGAATAGCCGCCCGCGCTCTGCGTCTCCGTACAACTCCATTTTTTCAGCGAAGTCTGTAAAGACTTTCAGATACTTCATTGCTTAGTTCTCCAATCTGTACCGTGAGTATCGCGTTGCCTCGCCGTATCTGTTCTTTCCGGTCTCTGTCTCGCCGACTATCGGATAGCCGAGCTTGCGCAAGTCGTTAATGCGGGAGGCAAGCCGCATTATTCCATATTCGGTCATTGCCTCCTTGCTTGTTATGCTGCCGTAATCGGTCAAGTGCCGGATTATTCTTTCGTTCTGCGTCATAGGTCAAAACGGGAGAGTTTCGCCGTCCGCTTCTAGCTCTTCAAACTCCGGCGGCTCGGCGCTTGTGCCGGGGCTGCGCTTGCTCTCGCCGAAGTACACGCTGTCGGCAATCACTTCCGCGTTGCGGCGCTTGTTACCGTTCTTGTCCTCCCAATCGCGCATCTGCAAGCGACCGGTTGCGATGGTCATGCTGCCCTTGGTGAAATACTTGCTGACAAACTCCGCTGTCTGACGCCATACTACGACGTCAATGAAATCGGTCTGCTTCTCGCTGCCGCCGCTCTGATAGTCACGGTCAACCGCGAGGGTGAACGTCGCTACCGGCGTTCCCTGCGACGTGTGGCGCAGCTCAGGATCACGTGTCATCCTGCCCATGATGGTTATTCGGTTAAGCATTTAGCCCTCCTGTTCCGCCGCCTTAGCGGCTTTCTTGGCTTCGTTAATCTTGGTCATGCAGTCGCGGCACAAGCTACGTCCATAGCTTTTCTGACTATTGCGTACCACGTCCGCCGGTGTCCAGACGCGCCCGTCCTTGAGCTTGATAGGCTCTATCTTACTGCCGCAATCGGCGCATATCAGAGCCGTCTGTGTGTATCGCTCTTCTGTGCTTGCCGTCTGATCGGGGTCATCGCCGGTGCTGATCTTATAGGCTTTCATCAGCGCGTACTTATCGGCGTATGTCATTGCTTTGCCGCTGCCCTTGTCCTGACTGTCTATGCCCTCCGCAAAGGTCGTCGTTTCTATGTACTCTGTCGGATTGTCGATGTTGCAGAAGCGATAGACGGTCTTGATGCGTTCGTAGAACGTCGTTTTCTTCGTTACCTTGCCCTGATATTCGTTCTCGCTTTCGAGTATCTGAGATTCGAGAACGTGACGTTCAGCAGGATAGGAATAAACACCGTGCTTGATTTCGAGCGGCTTAACCGCGTCGATGATATCCCGCTCAGATACGGCCTTATAGCTCTTGCCGCGTCCCGTCTCCACACTCAGATTCTTTGCGACGGTCTGCAAATCCGCTGTGATCGCAGCCATGCGCTGATATATGTTTTTCTCTGACATTTCTGCCTCCTTATTTGATTATCACGGATGTGTTCTCTACCAGCTTTGCACCGGGGATTTCTGCGCCTTGAACAAGCAGTGCCTTGATAGCTACCTTGTTAGCCGCCGGGGCAGTGAATCTGAGCAAGGTGTTATTCCCTGTTTTTTCCGCCCAGTCTATAAAGTCATCTGCAAGCTCGACCGCCTGAGATTTGCGGAATGAAACCGCGCATTTTGCCGTCTGGAATTTCTGCCCTTGCAGCGCGTAATCGAGATATTCCCTAAGACGCTCAGTCTTTTTCTCTGCCGCCTTACGGCGCTCTGCAAGCGCTGTCTCTTCATCCTTGAGCGCCTTTATGTCTGCGGCAAGGTTCTTGATGTAACACGCGATGTTCTCGATCTTGCGCTCTCGCTCCATTATCAGAGCATCGAGAGCGGAATTATCAACCATCAGCTCCCCGGTCTCCGGATCAACCGCATTTACAAGCTGCTCTATGCTTTTGTCGATTTCGTAAAGTGTCATTTTCATCCTCCATTGAAACATCTGACGGCATCCGAAAGCCTTTTGAAGTATTGGCTTTCGCCGTCTATCATTACTTCGTAATCGCCATAGCTCTTATCTGCGTAATGCTCCATCGTCCAGAAAAGCATTTTGCCCTTGTGTTTGTACATGAGGTGCTTTTCTCGCATCCCCTCAAACCGCGCGCAGCTCAAATGTTCGGGGAGCATGGCGCAGATATCCGCAAAATCGTATAGGCTCATTCTTCGGGTACTTCCACGATCTCGCTGCCTTTGAGCGTGAACCATGTGTCCGCCTTGTACGTCTCGCCGTCGATCTGGAACGATTTCACGCAAATACACGGATAACCCTCACCATTCCAGTCACCATACTCGGCAAGTGTGCACCAAGTACCTACGGGTGCTTTGATCCGCCCGCGCTTACCCACGCAAGCTACCACGTTGTTGACATTTTCAACGGTGATCTTCGCGTCATCGCCGGAGCTGCCGATCTGCGCGTATCTGCCGGAGCTGCCGATCTGCG